CGATCGTCAGACCGGCTTGGTAGTACAGGTCATATATCTTGTTGTAGTCAAACCCAAACTTCGCGTTGCACGTCCAAATGTCTTCTGTAATCCAGTCATACAGCGGGTAGAAGTTCATCGTGCGCGGATCGACGCGCTTCGTGTACTTCAGACCCTTGTGCATCTCCGTGCGCTTGTCGCTGGTGAATATGATTCGCCGTGTCAGTGATTCCTGGGCGCGCAGGCCGATCATTACAGCGGTCGGTCCGTAGGTGGTTGCGTACCACTCCGCTAACTGTATGCGAGCATCAAAGCCCTTCGTGCCTTTCACGAACGGATATGGGCAGTTGTCCTCGTTGATGACATATGGCTCATCTGGCATCGGACGGACCCAAATGTCTTTCTTGTCGCGGTCCCAAGGAATCCAGCGCGGCTCATACATGCTGACAGCGCAGGCCGCAGAGATTGGAAGACACAGCCAATACCGATGCTTCACGTCATGCAGCGTCCCGAACGCTCGCGCCGCGTACTCGTCGGTGAAGCGATAGCCCGCTTCGTAGTCCTCGTAATAGAACCCGAGTTTGTGCAGCAGACCGTTCTTCTTCGCGTACTTGTACGTGAGATTGAGCAGCACGCCAGAGTCTTTGCCGCAGGAGAACGCCACTAGCACGTTATCGAAGTCGCGGAAGGCGATCGCGATTCGACGCAGCGCCGCCTCTAGAACATTCGTTCTTGTTCTGGTTGACGAGCGCTGATCTTGCCCTTGGCGATCAACTCCGCCCGCTTGATGGTCATATAGATTCGACATGGCGGTCGGCTCTGTCCAAGCGTCAACAGGTTCGAATCGTTCTTCATCAAAGCTATGCATATCAGTCGGTAACTTCCTACCTTGTTTGCATCTTCTAGGCGACTCGGCGCCTCATCCGGCAAGCCATCCGGATATCCCTTCAAAGTCCAGTTGCGGATGTACTTTTCTAGCTTCTTTCGCATGCTTCCGCTCCCATTCTGCGATTGCACAATCCGCTTGCGTGTTGGCGTCGTCGCGTTGCCGCTGTGTCAGGTGACCCCACGCTTCGCGCGTAATGTATTCAGGACAATCGATAGCAAGGAAGCAGGCGGCGTGACCGATCCACGCTTGACGGTTCATTGCCGGCTCGGTTAGGTTGTGTTCGCAAGCGAGCGGCATCGCGTGCAGCACATTCAGCATTGCTGCTCCGTAGCGACATGCATCGCCAGTAAAATCAATAGCGAGACTTAAATAGCGCCGCTGTTCGGATTCAGAAACGTCTCGCCACATGCCTATGTCTTCCCAGGTCCAGAATGGGTGATAAATCCGCATCACTTCACCGACCTCGCGCGCATAGTAGACTCGCGCCGCAGTTGTTCGACTAGTCGTAACAGGACAGCGGCCAGATCGAGCGCTTCCCGCTCTACAGATCCTAACTTGTTGGAATGCACAGCAACGCGCAACTCGTCCCACTCCTCTAACGCTACTCACGAGTGCCTCGTGAGTGCTAGCGAAGTCTCCATAACGATAGTAGGCCTCAGACATGCGGTAGCTTACCTCGTCAATCAGACAATCTGACGCGATGAGCAGACTCATCTAATGAGCCGGTACTCGGTCACCCGTCGTCCGTTCCGTACTACTGGCGTGCGCGTGATCCGACCTACCCCGTACGGGTAGACAAGCCGGCCGTCGTGGTGCGTCATCTCAGCGATGCGCGCGTGAGGGCAGGTCGAGTGCGAGACCATCATCAACTCCCACGTCGTGGCCTTGCCGTGTGCCTTGAGGTGATCGAGGATCATGCGGTACTGTGTGCGTTTCATATCTCCGCCTTGCTGAGTTTCTTTAGCCTGTGATGGTCGTTAGGAGCTAGTCCTGTGATCGTACCTTTTGCGTAGTACTTACCTGCATCAAGGTCTCGTTCACGAGTCTGTGACGCCACACGGGAAAGATACGCGCTATTCATCTTCCCAAACATAGGTACAAACCCTACCGGCCAGCCGATGCTGAAGGTGTAGCCGGGGCGCTCCCACGGCCTAGTCTTCTTCATTGTTCAATACCTTGTTCAGCCGAGCACCACGTATCCCGCATATCAGCAACGCCTCGTCTATGTGTTTTCGTTCAATGGCATCGTATGCGACTTGAAATCCAAACTCAGCATCTTTGATTGCAAGTTTAAGACGCTCAATCTCTTGTTCCATGTCGCCTGCGATGGCAATCGCCCTGCTGCCGGTCTCGCAGTATTTGCTAAGTAGATCAATATCCTTGCGCAGCCGTTCAATCTCGTCTGCCGCATCGTTCCGTAGATGGAAACGATCCGATGATGTCACTCCATCGCTCATGTGATCCCGCAGCCTGACAACAATGTCCATCACACGAACCCCACTGCTACGATGAATAACAGCAGCCAGAATGCCACCAGACCGGCACAGATCAGAGGCCACCAACGATAGCGAGCGTACTTGAGGCAGATACAGTCTCTGCCCTGGCCTACCTCGCAGTAGGAGCATTTATCCATGCTTACCTCAAAAAAAGGCCGACATACGCCGGCCGAAGTGACAGCAACGCGGGGAGAACGCGCGGACATGGAGGAGAGAACCGCCCAGGCGGGAATCCTCGGACATGACTGTCACGGGTGAATGATACATGATCCTGTGTCCGATTATGGGAGCAAACCTGCGCACGCCTTGTAAATCCGAACATCCTTCTTGCTCCGGTTGTGGCCAAGTTACGCGAAACGCGTGTCGCCTATAACACGTTGTGCAGCATGCTCACTGCTGCGGCTCTTTGATGCGCCGAATGGCGGCCTCTACCGCCTCGGTGCGGGTCGCGGGCCACGGACGGCGCATTGGGGCCTAACTGGTCGTTCGAGCCGAGTGCCCCCGGCGTATCGGTTGTGCTCATTCGTTGCCTTTTCTGGCCGGGTGCACCGGCTCAACTCCAACGTTCGGCGTCACGCGCCGATCGTGACAATCTTGGCGGGGTGAACGCGCTCAGCCAGTTCGCTCAGCGGATCAATGCTTTCGTGCGCGGCCTCCGGCATTGGCGCCACGTCGAACCATTCACCAAGCGTCTCCACCATCATTGATAACCAGCGCTGATGGTTCTCTGGGGTCACGTCTTCGCCAGTCACAGCCTCCAACTTCGGGAACTGAGCCAGCAGATGCGGTCGGCTCTCGCGCATCACCCGGCCGAGTTGATGTGTCCATACTGGCTCGCCTGCTAAGTGCTGCGCGATACGGTAGATGCCATCCATGCCGCTCGTCCCAAGTAGTTTCCCTGTGGTCATACTCAGCACATCGCCGATGTGGAATCGTTGTGTGTTCAAATCGTTAGGCATCACGATTCGCCATCCTCTCGATAGTCCACGCTAGCGCATCCATCTCGTCCATGCACGCCAGTCGCCATCGGGACCGGTCGCCGTGGATGCCTGAACGGCCAGTATGGCAGTCTTCGCACAACGGGATCGTGAGCCAGTCCTGCGCACGCTGAGACATCCCTTGGCCTTCCCTGACATGGTGGGCCTGGGTGTGCGATGTCTGCGTCTCGCCAAGCTCTGTGCAGACCACGCACGGTAGAGCGTGGACTAGGTGCATGTACTGCTTACCTGTCATTCTGGATACTTTCAACTATCTTCAGATCCTCGTCAGTCAGTTTTGGTTGAGCCTCCAAATCTGATGGGCACACATCAATGATGGAGAACTCGCCGAGAGATAGGAAACTCAGCATTGAACGAACAAGTTCGGCTTTTGTCGCAAACCGAGCTACATGCTTATAGTCCGTACCTTTGTAGACTTTCATCTCGTAACTTTTGTATTGGTGTGTCATGCTTGCTCCGTGTGTTGCGCGTGCCAACTTTCCGCGTAGTCGATCAGTGACGACATCCGAGACTTGCTCATTTGAGCGGTGTACTCTCTGAGGTTGATGATCTGATGGTCCTCAATACCCGGCACCATCTCTGAGCCTTGTTTCGTGGCAGCAGAATGGCCGGCAATGAGAAGTATTTTCCAATCATCCTTTGAGCGTCGCTTTCCAAACCATAGAATTCCACTTCTAGCAAGGTCGGTGCAGATTGCGTGGAATCTAGCTGATTGCTCTGCATTGCGGGTTGCCTCTTTGATCGTGACGACTTGACCTATCTGCGCCTCACGAACAGCGTCTAGCGCGCGCTTTCTGCGATCCTCGTCGAGCAGGACTATTTGGCGCATTGAAGTCTCTTGATCTTGCGACTCAGACGGCGTAAGCCCTTCTGCTGTTGAACAATGACCTTCCACGCGTGGTACAGCAGCGCCTGATAGCGATAGCTGTCGGCCAAGTTGCGATCAGCCAGCGTGCGATAGTGCTCGGTCAATTGGTCCATCAGAAAGGTATGTCATCATCCATGTCATCGAACGAACCACTTACTTGCGCCGGCCGCTTGGTGCGCGTCACAGGACGTTCCTCTTTCGGCGTGAACGCGAGACTCATGAACTTGCCGTTCTTGCCCGTCTTGATCCAAGCTGACAGCCAGAACTCCTGACCGTTCACGGTACAGGTTCCCTTGTAGTCAGGCCAGTTCGGATTCCCGCCTTCCTTATCGTTGCGGAACAGGATGCCGGAGTTGTCGCGTTCGTTCATGGCTTGTTATCCTTCATTTGTCCCATGCTGCGCAGGATCATCTCCGGCGACAGGTACACAGTCTGGTCTCCACGGAACTGCCCGCCTGACACCTCGATGATCTGCCCCAACTTCTCTGGTGCGCACCTGTCAATGGCTAGGGCCGCCAGCACATCAGCACGAGCACGATACTTTGTCTCGTAGTGCCAGTCCATATCGCCGCTCCTGACTCGGTACTTCATGTCTTCACCTTTGCGGCCTCGCGCTCAAGGCGCAATTGTTCCTTGATGAACGAGCGAACCTTTGAGTGCGCGCCGAGCCGGTCTGCGAGATAAATCTTCTCGTCGTTCTCGCCGTACTGCCGGACAATGCGCATCACGGCAGCCTCTTTGCCTTCCGCAAACTGTTCGATGATGTATTGGGATGCTTCGTCCAGTTCATTTCTGCGCTCATCGGTAAGGTCGAGCGACTTCGCTGATTCCTTCACCGCGGAGATTTTCATACTTTCGTCTTTGCGCGCGTTCGTATCGTTTCCTGTGACCGCATCCAGCGCGTCATGCTCGACGATTTCGAGCGCTGACATCCACAGATAGCGCCGCTGGTATGTCTCCACTGCGCCGATGTTTTGTACCTCGTGGCATCCTTTTAACGAAGCGGAGCCGAGTGGACTATTGATGACGATTGCTCCGTCAGGCGGTCCAATGCCAATCTCAACATCCACGATGGTCATGTCCGCTTGGTCTTTCTGGAAAGAAACAATCGCGCACAGCCCAACTTCGTCAAATATTCTCAGGGCTGGTACGAGGAAATCCGCAAGCTCGAAGTAGTTGTAGCCGGCGAACTTGTTCTGCCCGCTCTTTTTCAGTTCCAGCGAGTGGAACTGCCTGCGCGCTGCGTTCAGTTTCTGATAGATGTTCATTTTCCAATTGCTCACACAGTCCAACTGTCTGATACCACTAACCGTCACTCATCGCGCACTTTTAGCATTGAGTCTGCAATGGCGTATGCGTATTTGGCGATTGCAAACCTCGTGCTTTCGTGTGGGAATGCCTCATCTGCCGACAACAACAAGCGGTCATTTGCTATGGCCGCAAGCGTCTGAGCAGCGAAGTAGTCACGCAAACTTATACCTTCGTCAGGACGCTCGCCGAGCACAATCATGGCGTACTCCAAAAATGCACCAACACCGCCGCCAGCAGGATACCGATCACGGTTGCCACCATCACGCCTGCGGCTTTGTTAGCTTTATGCCCAGTGATCGGGGTTGCGTACTGCACACGGGTCTGGACCTGTGAGCCGTTCACGTTGCGCAGCATCTTGGATGTGTCCACGTATTCGCTCCAGTCGTAGTCTTCAGCCATCATCAGTCCCATTTCATCCGAGGTCTGGTCAGGCCGCGCCACTCAACCGATAATTGACCGTATTGTTTGTTGCTCTTGCGAAAGTCTGCTTCAGAATTGGAGTCTCCGATTGACACTGCCCATGACCAGTAACAACCGTTCCAGTACATCCGCGTATTAGGATTGCGGCTTAATGATGCGTTGTACCAACCTACTCGCGTAGGATTGGCCTTGCTCCACGGCGTCATCTTATCCACGATCGTGCATCCAGGCGGCTAGAACCATCGCATTGAACTTGCCGTCCATCTGCGTCCAATGAGGGTGGGGCCGGCGGAGTAAGTCTGCCTCGCGCCGATACGTATCTTCTAGCGGCACCCGAAGGTCGGCCCCGTAAACTTCACCATGCGCGTCACTGAGCGTGTACCCAGGTGTCTGAGCGAGGCGGAACTCGCGCGAGACCTTGACTAGACTATCAAGAAATGGACTTGGGTAGATGATGCCGTCTTTGGCCATCAGCAAAGGCACCGGATATGCGCTCTGCTCGTGCGGGTTGTATGTATACCTCGCGCGAGTGCAGAAATAGTCGCACATATCGTGATCTGAGTA